CATTTGACTTGGAAAAATGCAGCAGATAAGTTTATAGAGGATATATCATGAAAGTAAAATTGTAATTTGCCTATATATACTAAGAACCCTCGAAAGGAGTCCAATGTATGAATTATAGAAAAATATGGGAAAATTACAATAATATGAAATTGCCATCTAGTTTAGAAATTCATCATATAGACGGCAATCATGATAATAACGATCCTAAAAATTTAATGGCTGTTACTATAGAAGAACATTATAAAATTCATGAAAAACAGAATGATTATGGAGCTTGTCAAGCGATTCTTCTAAGAATGTCTGAATACAATATAGATAAGATTTCTGAATTAGCAAGAAAAAGTCAAAAGAAATTATGGAAAAAAGGAAACCACAATTTTCAAAAAATTGATAAGAAAAGAAGATCGGAAATATCTAGGGCAATTGGATATAAGACTAAAGAAAATAAAGTTGGAATACATGCAATAAATGCAAATCCGATTTTAGCTAAAGAAAATGCAAGAAATGCTGGTTTAGCTGCTAAAAAGAAAAAAGCAGGATTTTTAGATACTAATTCAGAACATCATGGAAGTAAAGCTGTCAAAAATAGTATTTGGTGGACTGATGTATTTGGCAATAGAAAAAGATCAATTAATTGTCCAGGTAACAATTGGAAAAAAGGAATGAAACAGTGAAAGTGAAGTTAATTAGCTATACTCAACCGTCAAAAGAGTTTCAAGAAGAAACTTCGATGAATACTTTAGCTGATTTGGTTGCATATTGTGCTAGAGTTTCAAATCCTAGCAATCAAAAGAATAAACAAACAGCTGATAAGTTGATAAAATATCTTTTAGATAATAGACATTTTAGTCCGCTTGAGATGGTAAATGCGACTCTTGAAATAGAAACAACAAGAGATATCGCTCGTCAAATTTTAAGACATCGTTCTTTCTCATTCCAAGAGTTCAGTCAACGTTACGCTGATCCAACCAAAGACTTGGATTTTGTAACCAGAGAAGCAAGATTACAAGATTTAAAGAATCGTCAAAACAGCATCAGCGAAGGTGTTGATCCATATGTGCAAGCAGGTTGGGATAAGATTCAAAGAGATTTAATTCAAAGCGCAAAAACAGCATATAAGTGGGCGATAGATAATGGAATCGCCAAAGAACAAGCAAGAGCAGTCCTACCAGAAGGTCTGACGGTGAGCCGTTTATACATGTCTGGAACACTACGTTCATGGGTACACTATATACAACTACGCAGCGCCAATGGTACTCAAAAAGAACACATGGAAGTTGCTGTTGCTTGTGCTGAGGCAATTGCCCCAGTCTTTCCGATTATTTTAAATTTTGTAGAAAAGGTGTAATATATGTTTTATGACGTGGTGAATTTCATACAGGCTTGCGATCAAGAAAAAAACGAAAAGAATCAAGAATTATATAAAAATCTAATAATTGAAGAATATACAGAGTTTCTAAACGCTGTTTCTGAGAATGATGATGTTGAACAATTAGATGCTTGTATGGATATGATCTGGGTTATTCTGGGTTATTGCCACATGAAAGGATATGATGTTAGTGGAGCATGGGGTGAGGTTGCTTTATCAAATCTTTGTAAAGTTGACCCAACAACAGGTAAGGTAAGAAAAAGAGAAGATGGTAAGATCCTCAAACCAGAGGGTTGGACACCACCGCAATTAGGGAAATATGTAGGAGAAAAGAAATAAATGTCGAATAAGTATAATATAAAGATAGATTCAAGTAGAGATTCCCTTTTTGATGAGTTAGGACTTAAGCGTATGCGAGAGTCTTACATGATGGAAAGTGAACAATCACCACAGGAGAGATTCGCATATGTATCAAACGCCTTTGCTTCAAATCAAGACCACGCTCAACGACTCTACGATTATTCCAGCAAACATTGGCTTTCTTACTCTACTCCAATCTTATCATTTGGGAGATCCAAGAGAGGCTTACCAATTAGCTGTTTCTTACCATATCTCCACGACTCCGCTGAAGGATTAGTGGATTGTTTATCTGAAGTTAATTGGCTTTCAATGTTAGGAGGGGGTGTTGGAATTGGATTGGGTATTCGTTCTGCTGATGATAAGTCTGTGGGCATTATGCCGCATCTTCGTACTTACGATGCATCTTCTTTGGCTTATCGTCAAGGTCGCACTCGCCGTGGGAGTTATGCTGCTTATCTCGATGTCTCTCATCCAGATATTCTCTTATTTTTAGAAATGCGTAAACCAACTGGTGATCCTAACATGCGTGCATTAAACTTGCACCATGGTATCAATATCACCGATGACTTTATGCACATTATTGAAAAGTGTATGTTGGATCCTGCTGCTGATGACAGCTGGCAACTAAAAGATCCACATGACCATACTGTTCGTGAAGTTGTATCTGCTAAAGAATTATGGCAGCGCATCCTAGAAACAAGAATGATGACTGGTGAACCATACTTACATTTCATTGATCATTCTAATAAAGCAATGCCAGAGTTTCAAAAGAAGTTAGGTTTGTCAATTAAGCAATCTAATCTTTGCTCTGAGATTATTCTACCGACAGATAAGAAACGTACTGCTGTATGTTGTTTATCTTCTGTAAATTTAGAATATTATGATGAATGGAAGAATAACAAACTTTTTCTTCGCGACGTGGCTGAGATGCTCGATAATGTATTGGAGTATTTCATTTCTCATGCTCCTAGCAGCATATCAAGAGCAAAGTATTCTGCCAGCAGGGAACGCAGTATCGGTATTGGTGCTTTGGGATGGCACGCATATCTTCAGAAAAATAATCTATCCTGGGAATCAGCTCTGGCGGTAAGTGCTAATCATAAGATCTTCAAGCATATTAAGAAGAAGCTTGATGAAGCCAATTTAGAATTGGGTACAGAACGTGGTGAAGCACCAGATGCTGTTGGAACTGGTCGTCGTTTCTCACATACACAAGCAATTGCTCCAAACGCAAGCTCAAGTATTTTGATGAACAACACTTCACCAAGCATTGAACCATATCGTGCTAATGCTTATCGTCAAGATACATTGTCAGGTGCTCATTTGAATAAGAATCGTTTCTTAGAAAAACTATTGAAAACGAAAGCCAAAGAAGAAGAGCTGCAAGATATTTGGTCAAGCATCATGGCTAACGATGGTTCTGTTGCTCACCTAGATATTCTTACTGACGAAGAAAAGGCAGTATTCAAAACTGCAATGGAAATTGATCAGCGTTGGCTTGTTCAACACGCAGCTGATCGTCAACAATATATTGATCAGGCACAATCACTAAATGTTTTCTTCCGTCCAGATAGCGATGTAAAATATGTACATGCTGTTCATTTTATGGCTTGGAAGTTGCAGCTCAAGACAATGTATTACTGTAGATCTGAGAAAATAGGCAAGGCTGATAAGGTGTTTAAGAAAATTGAACGCGATATCATCAAGGAAATTGATTTAAAATCCCTTGCCTCGAGTTCTAGTGATGACATCTGCGTTGCCTGTGAAGGTTAGACTTAAAACCTTGTATTATATAAATAAAGATAGTAACAGGAGATTAAAATGTATTACTATCTTTATAGAATAACTAACAAAGTTAATGGAAGATTTTACATTGGAGTCCATAAAACAAATAATTTAGAAGATGGTTATATGGGCTCTGGTAAAATAATACAACAAGCTATTAAAAAATATGGAATTGATAATTTTGAAAAAGAAATAATTGAATTTTTTAATAATGAAAAAGAAATGATGGATAAAGAAACTGAAATTGTCAATGAAGAATTTTTAAAAAAGGATGAGGTATATAATCTTAAAAGGGGTGGATTTGGGGGATTTGACTATATCAATAAAATGAGATTAAGTAAAACTCCAAATAGTTTGAAGAAATTAAGTTCTAGTTTAATTGAGTATTATTCAAAAATTCCAAATGAAAATAGAAGAAAAACATTTTTTGGAAAAAAACATAGCAATTCAACTAAATCTATAATTTCTGAAAAAAGAAAAGAGTTTTTTTTAAATGGTGGTGAACACCCAAGAGGGATGTTGGGTAAGAAACATAAAAAGGAAACTAAAGATAAACAAAGAAAAGCGTCTATTGAAAATAGTCCGCTTAGAGGGAAGTTGGGAATAGATCATCCAACTGGAGGAAAGACTTGGTATAATAATGGAATTAGCCACATTAGATCTTTTAATCATCCAGGAGTTGGTTGGGTTGAAGGAAGAATTTTTAAAAAGAGAAATAGGAAAAAGGGATAAAATGTTATATTTACTAATTTTTATTGGTGGTGTTGTCACTGGTCTTTTTATTGGTGCTGCTGTGATTGCATACGAAGCAGTTAAAGGTATCGGGAGAGGATTAGGATGGTAAAGAAAAACTTAAAACTAACAGAAGAAAGATCATACTTCAAACCATTCAACTATCCATGGGCATATAATGCTTGGTTGAAGCATGAACAAGCTCACTGGTTACACACAGAAGTTCCAATGGTTGAGGATGTGAAGGATTGGAAGAAACGTCTAAATGATTCAGAAAAGAAGTTTCTAACCAACATCTTTCGTTTCTTCACACAAGGCGACATTGACGTTGCTGGTGGATATGTAAAGAACTATTTGCC